TATGTTCTCCAGCTCACGAATAAGAATATCTTGCTGCTGCCTATCAAACGTATCTTGAGGTAGTGGTAATCTTGTAATATTAATTTTTGCCATTATCTTGCTCCGTCTGGTCTTATATCTAATCTAACTGTTCCAAACCTCCAGTTTGAATCCAAAGCATTACTAGATACTTTTACGTTTGCTTGTCTGCCTCTACCTCTTACAGAAAAGAATTTTGTTGTAGGTGTTGTAGTAGATGTAAAAGATCGTGTGTTTGTGCTTGCTGGATAGTTTGCAAACTCTATTTTTATATCTGTATTTCCAACCTGGTTTTTAAAATCAGGTATAACACGCGAGCATAAAAAGACTTGATCTCCTTCTTCTAAATCAAAATCACCACTTGTAATCTGACAATCCATTGAGGCGCCGTCATCATTAAAACCTGTTTCATGTCTGTATAAAGTTGTACAACCTGCAGTAACACCAAGTATTGTGTTGTTGTTTGGTAGTGAGTTTTGATCATATAAAGTTGCATAAGGTTCAGGATAAACACCTCGATCAACCCAAGAAGTTCTAACAAACCCATCATTAGTATACCAAACACCTTCCAGATAGTTATAGGTAACACTTCTATCTAAATAGTTAGAACCTGATGATGCATAGAACCAAGTCACTTCATTAAAGTCTGTATTAACCGCAATAGAAATTTGTCCTTGTGCTGTCGCGTTAATATCGTCAAATACAAAATCTTGTACAGTGCAGTCTAGCTTTTTAATTGCACCATCAAACTGATAAAAAGCGGTTTGGCTCATCCAGTAAGTAACACCATTTACATCTGCAACGCAATTGGAAGATATAGCACCACAGTTAGCACCAATCTGGTTTAGACCAAAAATAAAAGGCGGACCAATATTGTTTAGAGCGTGCAGCGCTGTATCTGTCCAAACAAGAATAGAACCCCTAGATCTTTTTGCTGCAACAATTTTAGATCCATCTTGTATTCTAAAAGACCCTGCTGTGTTTGTACTTGCTGGTGACCATGTGTTAAAATCTTCTTGTGAAGAAAATCTTAAAAACAAGTTATCTTGTGTTGCACTGGTTCCAATTGTTGTTTCTGTTCCAAATAAAAATATATGTCTATCAGGAGATGAAACTAATAAAACTCTACTAGCCGTCGGAGCTGCTGATATTTTTACAGCTCTGGCTGCTGTTCCGCCAGACAAGTCCCAACGATACAATGCATCATTATTTCTAATGGCTAACAAATCTTCACCAAACGTATCTAGTGACCAATATGTTGCCTCTAGTGTAACAGAGCTTGTTGTTCTCGGTGTATTCCAAGTACCTGCGTTCCATACTCCAGTACCCCATCCAAAACCAAAAGTAGATCTATCTGTACCAACAGTTATTTGATATTTTGCATTACCTGTACCTCCTTGAGAACTAGCCGTGCCAGACGCGTTGCTTGTGTGAGTAACTTTATAATTGTTGCTGTCAACAATCTCTGTAATTTCAAATTCATTATTCATGTCCAATCCTTGAGCAGTAGAAAAAGAATCAAACGTTACAAAATCCCCGATCCCCGCTCCATGGTTGTTATGAGTAACAGTCACTATTGGTGATCCACTAGTCATGGCAAAAGGACCGGTCAACGCTGCTTCAAGTCTTATTGGTGTGATGTCATAAAATACACCTTCAACATATACGTATAGCTTTCTGTCTGTTCCCAAAGCTAAGTGACGAACACCTGATAAAGAAACCCAAGCTGTACTAGCTCTAACAACTCCCACGATTTTTTTACCTGTAACAACTTTTTCCCAACCACCTATTTTTTCCGGTAGTCCTGTTCTGAATCTAACATTTTTAGAATCAACCCATTTGCCTTCAGCCCCATAGGTTGTTGTTTGTTTGTCTATGCCTGGTGCAAATTGTGCTTTTATTAATGCCATATCAACCTTTCGGATATTTATCCTTAACAGCTTTTATGGTTGCTTTCCAACCATCAATACCGTTGTGGTAAATATCATCTAGTTGATCTTCTATGCTTGGATACTCTTCTTTTCTATCTCTTTGGTATTTGTTCGCTTTATACTCAGCCTCTAGTTCAGCTTTTTTTGCGGCTATGTTAATATCTGAAATAGGTGTAGTTCCCTCATGCCATGTAATCTCATCTATGGCAGGTGGGTTTATAGTCATATCATGTTTAATAGATACTTTTGCGTCCGGGTTAATCGCCAATATTGCGTCCATAATAGTAATACTCATGCGGCAATCTCGAAAATAGTATAAACGGCTTTTGCGTTTAAATAATAATTGTAAAAATTGTTTTGTAACCAGTGACCTCTACTTGTATTGACACCAAATCTTACGCTGTATGTTCTTCCTGTAGTATTGTTTGAGCTTGACTCGTATGCTTGACATGTAAATTGATTCCAAGAAGCTGATGACCCTGTTGCTTTTGCAAAAGCACCGATGTTTGAACTACCATTAAAAATAGACCAAATGCAAATTCCTCCCGCAGAGGCATTTGTAACTGCGCTTGATAAAACATGCAGCAGCTGACTGTTACTTGCCACCGGTGTATAAACTTGAGCCATAACTTGAATTCCTTCACTCGAGGTAGGAGTTGAAGCATCAAAAGCAATGACTGAAGTAGTATCATAGTTACTACCACTTACTAATGTTTGCATTTTTAAAAGTCTACCCGTAACAGGTAATCTTGCTGCAGGCACAGTTCCTGATGATAGATTAGATGCATTTAAATTTGTAATACTAGAACCATTTCCAGACAAAGCAGTTGTTGCAGACAACGTTCCGGTAACGTTTACCCCAGAAGACGTGGTAGCGAGCTTGGCGCTGTTGTTATGATATAAAGTAGCAGCTCCAGTAGATGTAAATACAGCTTGGTTTTCTGATAACGCAGCATTTGTTATTTGTACATTGTCACCACCTAAAACTAAGTCTCCTGTTCCTACATCTTTTACAATAGAATTATTACCGTCATGGAAGATTTCTAAATCATTACTATCTCCAAATCTTGCTTTGACATCATCGCCAAAATTTAAATTACCAGTCATTGTACCACCACCGGCACCAAGAACTGCATTTAATTGTGCTTGAATAGTTGTACTAGTATCTGAACCATCTAAGGTTTCAAACTCAGCATTACTAACACTTTGATCAGCAATTTGTGTTGCTACTATTGGTATCGTTGCATATTTTTTTGATTCGTATGTAGCCATATTATGTCTTTATAATAAAATTAACAGAAAGATAAGGATTTAAAACACTAAATGTATCTTGAGCTGCTCCGAATGAACCAGAAGCAGTGTGATTATGTCCTGCTCCACCCCCGGTTTGACTCAGACAAGCACTTGGATATGTATAAAAAGGGTTAGTTTGTATTGATGAGTTGTTATCACCCATCGGAATAGATGCACCATATGTTGGGTGAAAATAGTTTGGAGTGATACCACCACCTGCATGAGTAATTAAGTGATTGTGTGCTGGAATCTCGCTCACGGTTAGTGTGTGATTATTCACGGTAACAGAAACAGAACCTGATATAGTAGCAGTTGCAGTTGTGGCGCCACCTGTAGAAGCAAGAGCATAGGTTCCTGATTTACCAATCGGTATACGACTTGCTAAGTTTGGAACGTTAAAAGTGCTTGATCCATTTCCTGATCCATACAAAACTCCAATCAGGTTAAATAATGTGCTGTAAGTAGTACGTGAAACAGCTGCACCATCACAGTTTAAATACCCTGTAGGTATGCTTGCTGCAGCTGCAGAGAAAGGTAAGATCATTCCTGTTTGAACTGTAAACGCTCCAGCCGAAGCTAGTTTACTATCTAGCTGTGTTTGTATGTCACTTGTAACACCATCCAAACGTTGAAACTCAGTATTATTTACAGATCCATCTGCAATGTTAGGTGCTTCTATTGGTATTGCGTATTTTTTGGATTCGTACGTTGCCATACTATTTCTCCATTATTTTCCAACCAAAATCCGTTCCCGTAAAAATTAACGTAAAAGCTGCGCCCTCTGTAGATACAGTTCCGTTAGCAGTTGATCCAAAAACTTTACCACCATTTGGATTTATGGTTAATGCGTTTGTATCGAAGTGATCTGCAATATCTACAAAACCAATTTGATCACCGACTGTAGAAGCAGCTGGTGCTGGTAGTGTAATTGTTATTGGTGCATTTGCACCCCCACCCGT